CATCAATAGCTGACACAGGATCATTATCTACATTGTTTTCCATATCCTCAAATATAGTATCTCTAGCTAGAGAATCTACTTCATACCATTTATTACCATCACTATCTGTACATGAGAGTATTTCTATCACATCTGGATTTGATAATTTTATCTGTGAATATTTTTCGGCAGTACTGAAATCAAAAAATTCTGTTACTATTTCTCCACTCTGAACCTTAACTTGTTTTTTTAATAAAAATCTAGTTGGTATTCCTGCATTAGTTTCATATATAGTAGATTGCATTGTGTTGGATAAATCAGATGATTTAAAATTAACATCTTCTAGTGTGCGAAATGTAGTTCCATTGG